GTGGCCAACGGTGCGACGTGCCACATGATGAGCGTTGGGATCATTGACCCGACTAAGGTGACTAAGGAGGCCATCAAGAATGCGGTCAGTGTAGCAACTACATTGCTATCAACCGAGACGGTCATTACCAACATTAGAGCATAATATTGCACTTAATGGTGCCAAAAGCCAACTTTAATGTATTTTTTTCCACAAAAGAGTAATATATAGCACTTTTTATGAATTTTATTCCAATATAATATAGAATTATATCATTTGGCGATTATTTTTGCGTATTTAAAATAAATGTATTATATTTATATCAAAATAGATATAATATGAAAGCAGAAAGATTGATATATTCTTTATGTTGTCCTTTTACTGGTGCGGTGCATTATATTGGAAAGTCTACACAAGGTATGACTAGACCAATGCAGCATTTGACTAAAAGCCATTCCGAGAAAATAAAAGAATGGGTAGATGAGTTAAAGGTTATAGGGCACGCACCAGTTATTAAGATATTAGAATATGTGCCATTAGAAGAAGATTTAGATGGTAGAGAAAGATATTGGATACAGAGAGAACTAAAAAATAATTCTTTGTTGCTAAATAGTTGCCTAGTTACACCATTGCTAATTACTCACAATGTTGATCAGCTTTTAGGGGATGGTGAAGGAATGGCGTTCTTGAGAATAGCGGAGTTTGTTAAAACAAAACGAAAGCAAGTTAAACTAACACAAGAAGAATTTGCTGAAAAGTCGGGGGTAGCATTAACTGTAGTTCGAAAGATAGAGCAAGGTAAAACAAATCTAAACTTAGACGGAATCTTACAAGTACTCAAAATATTTGGATGCACTCTTGATGTTGTTAAAATGTAAATTATATTATACATTTAGGACATATTTTGTCAAAATGTAAAATAAAGTTTACATATTTTGTAAACTTTGCATGAATTTTTCCGAATTATTGTTACAAATTTATCTAATTATGTAACATAGTTAGGATTAATTCGGTAGTAATACTACCCTAATAGCAAAAAATGTAAACTCTGCAAGTTTTGATAGTGTTCACTGCCCGTGAACGGAGATAAAAAATGAACTGTTGTATAAAATGCAACGATTACTCAATGGACTGAGTAATTTTACTCAAAGTAAAATAGTAAAGCTATTATTTTACTTTATCAATCAAAAAGTAAATATAAAACTTGACAAATGAGCCGTAAATGATTGATAAACGGCTCAAAAATGATTGATAAGTGGTCATTAATGACGCATATTGCCATCATATGTGTCATAAAACGGACTTTATGGTGGGTATACCCTTCTATAAAACGAAAAGTATTAGCTTTGACTTGAGCAAACCAAAATTTTTAATTTATTTCCATGGAAGTAACCACCAATGTTGTCTTTGAGGTACTAAACAACTCAAAGAAGAGAATCTCTGTTATGCAAGGAGGTACGAGATCGGGAAAGACTTACAATGTGCTTACCTGGTTTATAGTAAAGCTCCTACAAGAAAGAGGTAAAACCCTAACAATTTGCCGTTCATCCCTACCAAGTATCAAAGGTTCGGTCATGAGGGATTTTATTGAGATACTATCCAAGTATAAGCTCTATTCAGAGGAAAAGCATAATAAGTCCGAGAATTTATATTTTCTTAATGGCAACACCGTAGAGTTTGTTTCTACCGACCAACCGCAGAAGATTAGAGGTCGTAAAAGAAATTACCTGTTTATTAACGAGGCCAATGAGGTAAACTACGAATCTTGGATGCAATTAGCCCTAAGAACTACGGATAAAATCGTACTTGACTATAATCCATCCGATTATTACTCTTGGATATACGATAAGGTCATTCCTAGGGAAGATACTGACTTTACCATCACGACTTACAAGGATAACCCATTTCTAGACAAAACCATCATAGCGGAGATTGAAAGGCTTAAAGATGCCGACCATGAGTATTGGAGAGTTTATGGACTAGGAGAAAGGGCTATTAGTGAAGCAACGATTTATTGGCATTGGAGAAGGAGAAGAAACTTCCCAGAGGGTGGAGATATTTTCTACGGACTAGATTTTGGTTATAACAACCAAACGGCACTTGTTAGATGCAAAAACTTTGATGGCGATATTTATGTCGAACAACTTATCTACGATACGAAGATGTCAACTGCACTTCTTATAGACAGATTAAAGTCAATGGGCTTATCTCGTAGGGATGAGATATTTGCGGATGCTGCTGAACCCAAAACAATAGCCGAGGTAAATAAAGCAGGGTTTAATTTGAAATCAGCTACTAAAGATGTGTTCGCAGGAATTAACAAGGTTAAATCATTTCCATTGTTTATAAAATCAGAATCCTTAGATTTGTTAGATGAGATTAAAAACTATAAGTGGAAAACGGATCATGATGGCAACACAATGGATGAGCCTGTTAAGTTTCGTGACCACTTGATGGATGCTATGCGTTATGCCATCTACTCAAAATATGCGAAAGCAAAGAGAGGATGGGTGGTTTAGACTAAAAATTTGTTACTTTTGTAAAAATATCATATAGTGAAGTTAACGGACATACTAAGTGCGGTTAATCCTTTTAAACAAAAGGCAGCCCCTAGAAAAAATACGAACCTTAATAACCCATTTGGTGATTTTGGTGGTTTAATAGGCGGTAGAACGCTTTACCCAAATTTAGACTATGCCAAGTTCGTACAAGACTACGATAACAATAGCGAAGTCTATTCTATCATCAAGCGTATCTCAAAGACAATCTCTACAGTTCCATTTTATGTTTATAAGGTTAAGAGCAAGAAAGACTTGAACACTTATAAATCTATGATGGCTAACGCATCAAGCGGAGCAGATGTTGCTCGTGCGGAGTTAGTTAGGATTAAAGCAGTTGATGAGATTGCTGATAGTCCACTAAACAAATTATTAGAAAGACCGAATCCATACCAATCATTCTCCGAGTTTATCGAGAATATCATTGGTTATAAACTTATTACAGGCAACTCTTATATCTGGGCGAATAGACTCTCCAATGGTAAGGTTGCCGAACTAGTTACTCTCCCATCCCAATATGTCGCTATCATTAGCGATGGTACTATCAATGGGGTTGAAGGCTACTCTTTCACATTAGTTGGGTGGGATCAGTTGGATGCTAAAGATGTAATCCACTTAAAATACTTCAACCCCTACTTCTCAACCAATGGACAACAATTATATGGATTATCGCCTTTACAAGCTGCTTACAGAACTGTTCAACGCAGTAACGATGCTAAAGATACCTCTGTAGGTATGTTGCAGAATCAAGGGCCTAAAGGTATCTTGTATGCAGATGAGTCAAATGATTTCGGCCCTGAACAAGCTGGTAAGTTAAAAGAAGATTTCTACAATCAGTACGGAACTAAAACCCAAGGAGGCATTATTCAAAATGCTGGTAAGATTTTAATTGCAGGTGCTAAACTAGGTTGGGTGAATATGGGATTATCTCCTGTTGACCTTCAGTTGTTAGAATCAGAGAAGATTACGCTTCGTGAGTTGTGTAATGTGTACGGAGTTAACTCTGCTTTGTTTAACGATCCTGATAACAAGACTTACAATAACATGAAAGAGGCTAAAAAGGAAATGCTTACTCAAGTAGTACTTCCTGAATTAGTTTTGATTCGTGATGCGTTCAATAGATTCTTTGAAGGTGAAATCGGTAGCGGATATTATATCGATTTTGATATTACAGTATTCCCAGAGTTGCAAGAGGATATGAAAGAGTTATCTGCTATCCTTTCTCAATCATGGTGGATTACTCCTAACGAAAAAAGACAAGCAATGAGATACGATACTGTTCAAGATGATGTCATGAACGCTATTTATATTCCTGCTGGTTACTTACCTATCGATGAGTTAACAATGTTGCAGAATCCAAGAGATGCTCAACAACAAGGAGATTATAATTTGCCTCCTGTAAAATAATATGGATGTCCAAGATATTACAACCTTCTCAGCAATTCAATTTGCAACAAACCATAGCGAGGAAGTCCATCACGGAGTTTAGACCTAAAATACAAAAGGCTTTACAAAGTGATTTTAATAAAGCTGCGGAGTTGGTAAAAGAGATGGGGGTATTTCAACTAGCGAACTATAACAAAACATTTTTCAACCAAGATAAGATTAGCGATATTTTACGAACTTTGTACGAAGGTACTGGTGGTTATACCGCTATGAGGTATCAAAAGATATTTGACAAGTATAAGAAGGCAGAAGATTTTGACCTTGATCCGTTAAACATAATGGATGAGTGGTTAGCGTTTATGTTGTCGTACTGGGTTTCGATTAGTGGCCAAAAAATGTACGGCATACAAAACACAACGGATAACGAGATAGCTAGGATACTAAACAATGCGATTGCTTATGGAAGGGCTAATAACCTTTCTACAAACGAAGTAAACGCAATGGCTATACAAATGCTAAGAGAAGGTAAGATAAATAATGCAAGGAGTTTATTAATAGCAAGAACAGAATCTCATCAAGCTTTAAGCACAGGTGCGATTGGGGCAACACAAGGAATTAATATACCTTTGCTAAAACAATGGGTTCACTCTGAATATGTTGGTAGTCCAAGAACTTGGCATATCGCATTAGACAGACAAACGAATCCTGATGATGGTGGAGTAAGAATACCTGTGAATCAACCATTCCTAGTAAACACTCCAAACTACGGTGTAATTGAAATGCAATATGCACATGATGCAAGTGGTGGAGCAGCAAATAACTGCAACTGCCGATGCTGCACGGTGTATGTCGCTTAAACAAATAAATATGAGTAATTTTTATAACAAGAAATCAATCGAAGGTTCTCCAATAGATATGGAGGATGGAAGTAGAATTATTACTATGTACTATTCTGCTTTTGGTAATGTGGATTCCGATGGTGATGTAATTACACCAGGTGCTTTTACTAAGACACTAAAGGAAAATGGCCCACAAGCTAAAAACAGAATTTGGCATTTAATGAACCACTCTACAGACAAGCCTATTGCTAAACCATATGAGATGATGGAAGATGCTTATGGCTTAAAGGCAAGTGTTAAGTTACCTAATACAACTTTAGGTAATGACTTGTATGAGTTATACAAAGATGGTCATATCACAGAACATAGTATCGGATTTCAGACTATTAAGTCACAACAGAAATCAGGGTACAATGAAATCAATGAAATAAAAT